CTTGGAATTCTAGTTTGAGGATGATATAAATGATAATTATTGCCTTTTAGAAATGTAATAGGACGGTATTTTTTTTCAAATCTTAAATTAAATTCTGTATCCTCAAGACCCCACCCCTCAAAACTTTCACTCATGCCTTTTAAATCTTCCCATGTATCTTTTTTAATAATATAGATGCCGCCAGAATTTCTAACGTCTAATTGATTTGGTAGTAAATATGTTGTGTCATAATCATTTATTGTCAATGGATTGATTCCATTAATAAAGTTTAGAGTCGCTTTTTCATTCAAATAATGAATAGAGGTAAAAGGTTTTATGATCATTCCTTCATTTAATAACTTTAAACCTTTAGTTATTAAGTGTAAATTAACAACATTGTCTGAATCAATAATTATTAAGTTAGATTTTTTAGACTTGGATACCCCATCGTTTCTAGCCTGAGATCTATTAAAACTTTCTCTGTCTGATTTTCCAATGATCGGAATAGATAATGAAGAATAATATTTATAGCAATACTTAAAATTTCTTAACTGATATGGACAACCATTATCCCGCCAGGGAATTATTATGTCGAAGTCCATAAAAATATGATATCATTATAATATGTACATTACTTCTAAAATTGAAAAAATAGGTACCAGCGGCGGTGTTTTTGTAAAATTATACTGGAAATTCTCTGCCGTAGAGGGAGAAGTACAAAAAGTACAATATTTAGAAGTAGTTATAGATGAGACATTGCCAGAAGAATTCGTTATCGAATTTGGAGATGAAGCATCTGCTTCAGGATATGAAAAGATCTATCTTTGGACTGTCCCCAATATAGAAGAAATACATTCAAGGCTACTAAACGACCTAATAAACTCTCTATACAATAGATAATAGGGTATAATTGTAACATGGCTAAACCTATAAAAGTATGGACTGGATCTGAGTGGGTAGATGTAGCAATAAAAACTCCCATAATCACAGGATATGCCACAGAAACAGCATTGGGAGCATTATCAGATACTGTTGATGGCAAGGCTGATTTATCAGGAGACACATTTACAGGATTTGTCACATTACATGCAGATCCCACACAGGCCATGCACGCTGCCACAAAACAATATGTTGATGAAACTGCGGAGGGGCTTCAAACAAAGCCTGCTGTAGAAATTGCAACTACTGCTAATCTTTCCGCCACTTATAATAATGGAACAGACGGTGTTGGGGCCACGCTAACTGCTACTTCAAATGGTGCCTTTACAACTATAGACGGAGTAACCTTATCATCTACCACTCCAGGACAAAACGGAGTGCTTGTTAAAAATCAATCTACTTCTGCTCAAAATGGTAGATACAATCTAACTCAGGTTGGAGATTCAAATAATCCATGGATTCTTACTAGATGTGGACTATGTGATGAGGCAGATGAAATACCTGGCGCATATATTTTTGTGAAGCGGGGTACATTAAATGCTGGGTCGGGATGGGTTCTTGTAGTTTCCAATCCAACTACTTTTACTGTAGGAACAGATAATATTACTGCATTCCAATTCTCTGGAGCAGGAACAATAACTGCTGGTACGAATATCTCAGTTTCTGGATCACAAGTGTCTACAGTAAATGCTCCCACATTTTCTGGACTCGTTACAGCAAGTTCTGGGGTAGCATTTTCAGATGGAACGCAGACCAAAGTGGGAGTCCCATCAGTATCTTCGTTTGTTTCTAAAACTGGAAGTTATACTTTAGATGATTTATCTTTAAGGGACAATATTATAGAAGTAAGTAGTTCTTTAGCGACAACTATCACAATCCCCCCTGACTCATCCCTTAACTTCCCAGTAGGCGCTAGCCTTGATGTAATACAAATAGGAACAGGAGAGGTTACAATAGCCGCTGCGGTTGGAGTTACAGTTAATTCCACTCCTGGACTAAAACTTAGAACACAATGGTCTTCATGCACCCTTCTAAAAAGATCAGCAAACACATGGCTTGTTTATGGAGATCTTAAGACTTAATATGTTATACTTAATTGTTAGCATTGGAGAGTAATGGCGAGGAAAGAAATCGGTGGAAGGTCTTCTCAGCAAAATGACTTCCTAGAACCACTTGCTCCTATTAATGTTTCTGCTGTAGATGTTGGAACAAATAGGCCACATAGTAATGGTGCAGCCACCGTTTCCTTCTCTTTGCCAGGAAACTCACCTCCAGCAACATCATATACTGTTTATTTTAATGCTAATCCATCTATTACTGCTACTGGAACATCATCTCCCATTACTATTACTGGGCTTCCAACTCCAGAAACAACAAATAATTCACAATTTTATGTTATAGCAAGTAATGCTTCAGGAAATTCTCCACAATCTAATTTAACTAGTGCAATACAGATTACTGGTGTTCCAGCAACTATGTCTGCCCCAACTGCTTCTTCTAGCAATGCTAATGAAGATATAGTTTCATGGACGGTTCCTCAAAATGGTGGTAAAGCATTAATAAGATACTATTGGGAAAGTTCTGATGGTAAAACTGGGGATACAACTAGTACATCAGTTACAGTAGCACAAGAAGGTGGAACTGCTCAAACATATAAAGTTCGTGCTGAAAATGCTAATGGACTAGGAATATGGTCTGCTGATTCTGGATCAGTTACTACAGTAGCACCGTTCTTCCCTCCATTTTTCCCACCATTCTTCCCATATTTTCCTCCGTTCTTTCCATATTTTCCTCCGTTTTTCCCATTCTTCCCACCGTTCTTCCCATTCTTCCCATATTTTCCTCCGTTTTTCCCATATTTTCCTCCGTTTTTCCCATTCTTCCCACCTTTCTTCCCCCCAAGATTCCCATTCTTCCCACCGTTCTTCCCCCCAAGATTCCCATTCTTCCCACCAAGATTCCCAAGGTTCACGGCCACGCTTGAAATTTCTGGCGTACAAAATATTATAAATATATTAACTGAAGAATTTGGATATCTAGAAGAAGATTACCTTTCTGTAGGAGACATACTTCCTTCATTCAATATAGATAATATTAATTCTGAAGAATTATTGATAAACTCTTCTGAAACACAAATAGTTTCAATTAATAAGGTTAATAAAGATATAGATTCTATAGAAATAAATGGTGAGACATACTTATCAATTCACAATATATTAGTTCGGAAAGACGGGAAGAGTGAATTTATTCAGTCCACCAGGATAGACACTTCATATGAGATATATAACACAGAATCAAACTCCTTTGCTTCTGTAGATAATGTTATAATTAATCCACAGGCTAGCCATTACTACATCATAGATTGCCAGCCAAATAATATTTTAAATATAAATAACGCACTTGGTTTTTATAAAGATATCTAAAAAAGAAAGTTGAGCATGAGTATAGCAACCGATACTAGGGCTATTGAAACATGCCTAAATAGAAAAAATAATAGAAATTTAGGCAATGTTATCGTAGAAAACCCAGCACTAGGAATAAATTTATATAAAAATGGAATAAGCGATAATTTATGTAAAAAAGTAATCTCTACTTTAGAGAATTCTCTATCTGGTCAGGGGCCGTATGCTTGGTCAGGTGCTATGGTAACTGAATCTGACACTCCATCATTAGAGCATAGGAACTGCTTGGATTTTAAAATAGGACATAAGAACCTTGGAGAAAGAAATACATATAATGCGGAACTATATGATATTCATGAGGAATGCTTTAGATCAATATTTCCATTAGCATCAGACTATGCTAGAGAATGGACAATAGGGGTGAACTACTTTGAAGCCTTTAATTTTGTTAAGTACCAGGGCGAAGGAAAACACTTTGGAGTACATGCTGATCATGGTCCAGCCTATGTCGCCACGGCCTCTATTGTGTCCTATTTAAATGATGATTACGATGGCGGAGAAATATATTTCCCAAGGTTTGATTTAACAATCAAGCCAGAGGCGGGAGACACAGTTATATTCCCATCTAACTACATATATGAACATGCATCCCTTCCAATAAAAAATGGAACTAAGTATTCTATTGTTATAATGACTGATTATAATGATCGTGGCGGTAATAAATATTACCCATATAGAGAATTTGAAAATTCAATAATATACTAAGAGGATTATATGAATAGTGAATCAGAGTTTGAAGATATAAATAAAAGAATACAAGACTTTTATAATGTAGAAAAAGAAACATGGTCATCTTATGATGACCTAGGATCTGGTATTTTTATATATCACGATGTTGTCCCTGAGTACACCTTTGATAGATTAGAAGAAGTCCTATTAGATAATTCTAATTTTTATGAATATGAAGAGGCAATGGTGGGGTATAAAATGAAAATACCAGAATACAGAGATTGTTCTGATTTTAGGTATAAGAAGTCTGATATTATTAATGACACTACTGAGGCTGGAATAAAATTACAAAATTTATGGCAAGACCTATTCGATGCTAAAGTTCAGGCAGTAAAGCATTATGCCAGACATTTTAATATAGGTGAATTAAGATACTGGGAAGCCATGAATTTTATTAAATATGGCCCAGGACAACACTTCCAGGAACATCATGACCATGGATATTCTTATAATTGTGTGGTTTCCCTAGTAGCATATCCAAATGATGACTATGAGGGTGGAGAGTTAATGTTTAGACTACAAAATCTAAAAATAAAGCCAAAGGCTGGGGATTTATTTATTTTCCCTTCAAACTACATGTATCCTCATAGAGCCATGCCAGTAATTTCTGGTACTAAGAACTCTATTGTAACAATGCTAGATTACTCTAATAAGTTTCATGATCCTCGTTTTTTCCATGAGACTGGTGACTAGTTTGAGGTATGATGTATACATAGAGGAAGATTCCCCATTTTATATAAAGCAATTGCCAGTACAAAGGGATTGGATGGATGATACAGCAGAAAAACATGCATATCAATGTTTTCCAATGTCTATGGCAAATAAATTGGGATGGGGTCTATTCTTAAAAAATAGTCTGTCATTTATCTGGAATGGAGAATTTAATACTAGTCCAGATAACATCACCATATTAGATGGTTTAAATGACAATGTACATACGTTAAGGGCACATGCAACTGTTAGTTTTAATACTGGAATACATTTTTCTCCAGACGTAAATGTATCTCTGCTAACCATGCCCACCCCCAATGTATTTATTGATGGAGTTCAATGTATTTCTACCTTAATTAGTACGTCTGTGATTATAGGCCCACTCCCAATAGCATTAATGGTTACTGCAAAGGATAAAGAAATAGTAATACCGTCAGATACTGCAGTTGCCTCAATATTACCAATAAATTTAACAGAAATTAATAACATGGAAATATTATTAAAGCAAGGAACTCCATCTATCTCTGAAGAAAGATCCCGTCAAAATAGATTAAGAGGTGCTGCTGCACAAGAAATGAATATGCGTGGCGAGTGGTCTGGATTTTATAGAAATGCTGTAGATGCAGATGGCAATCCTATGGGAGAGCATGAGTCTAAAAAAATTACAATGAAAGTAATTGAAAATGAATAAAATAAGTTTTACATCTAATAGGCCGTGGCTTACAAAAAAGTCTGATAGTTCTCCGGCACCAGCATCAAAATATATTCCTAACTGGTTTATAGATGCAGATAGATACGCAAAAGATCATAATAATCAGTATTACATTGATCAGGAGGGCGGAAAGATTCCATCCTGGAAGGCGTGTCCAGCACTATATGATATATTGACTACAGGTTATTTTCTAAGAACTCCGTGTGATATTGAATTTAAAATAATAGAAAATAAATTATGTCCTATTATCTCTGATACAAATTATCAAGATTTTATACAGGTAAGAAATAGTATGCCAGGGTTTCCAACCCCTGTCGGATATCATGAAGAACATTTCGCTTGGTGGCCAGATTGGGGAACATCGTTACCAGAGGGAAATTGCTTATTATACTCACATCCATTTAATAGATTTGATTTACCATTTTTAAATACTACTGGAATTGTGGATCAAGATAAAATAGATCTTCCTGGAACTGTTCCATTTTTTATAAAAAAGGGCTGGGAGGGAACTATCCCATCTGGAACCCCATTCTTACAGTTACTCCCGTTCGGGAGAAGTGATTGGGAATCAGAATATATTGAATTAAATGCTGATGATATAATAAAAAGAAATATTAGAAACTCTAAAAAATATAGAAAGCCAGATGGCGGAATATATTTAAACAAAATTTGGTCTAGAAGAAAGTATTTATAATGGAAGACGAATATTCAAATTACAATAAGGACAACCCAGTATCAATTACCCCATCCGGCTTCTTTGGAGATTCATCAGAAAATATAGTAGAACTTGTTGATTTTATTTATGATGATGAATTAGAAAAATTAAACAATTTCATTAGAAATAATCAAATATGGGACAAAACTGAAACGCACTATAATGAAAATGGAACTGTAATTTATGATGCATCATACTGGGAAGATCGTGTAGTAACATTTCCTAATATAGAAAAAACTAATAAAGAAATAATTGAAATAATTATGAATATGGTTGAAAGACTAAAGAAAAGAGTAGATGACCTCTTTGAGGTAGACGCTAAACCAACTAGTCCAGCAATGGTTAGATGGCTTCCTGGACAATTACAAATGCCACATGCGGATAAAGAGTTACATGATGGACCAGATGCTGGAACTCCTAATGATTTCCCCTGGTATGACTTAGCAGGGCTATTCTATATTAATGATGATTATGAAGGAGGGGAGTTATACTTCCCTAAACAAAATATTAAATTTAAGCCTAAGAAGGGTGCAGCATATTTTTTTCCAGGAGATATGAATTATATACATGGTGTTACAGAAATAACATCTGGCATAAGATATACTGTTCCATTTTTCTGGACAATAGTAAAACATAATGGAGAGAGGCAGCCGTGATCATTGAAAATATTTCAACTGATGGTTTTATCATATATAAAGATGAAGAAAACTCTAAAGGTGAGTTAGGAATTACTCATAATAAGATTATAGAAATACCAAATTTTGTAGATAAAGATACAGCAAAAAGTATGGCTGAGTACTTTGAGTACTACTCTGAACTGTGGGGTCCAATAGCATTTTATGGATCATCTGGAATGGGTCTGCATCACAGCGATGAAGAATTAAAAAAATACAATCTTCCAACAGATTTTTTTCAAAAAATTCAAGAAAAATTTAAGGAATCGGTAGAACTTGTATTTGGAAGAAAAGTAAAAGCAAATACATCACATGCTCAAAAATGGGATGTAGGAGGATTTGCTTCTCCACACTCAGATAACTCGGATTTTGACGGAGTTCCAAATTCTTTTCAAATTAATAAATATGTTGCTGTCCTGTATTTAAATGACGATTATGAGGGTGGAGAATTATTCTTTCCAGAACATGATATAAGTATAAGGCCAACCCCATATTCTCTGATAGTTTTTCCAGGGGGAGTAGAAAATATTCATGGTGTGTCAGAAATCACAAGTGGGGTAAGATATACTATGGTTTCATTTTGGGACTTTGAGGAATCAGAGTATTCTGATGAATTAAAGGCGGAGTGGGAAGAAGAGGTTAGGGGGATAAGAGAAGAGCAAGGAAAGCAAAGAGAAGAATGGGCTAAAGGTAATAAATTTGCGTAGTTTATTAAATAAACCAGAAGTGTATAGGGATAATATTTATTATTATAAAAATATTCTAGAAAACCCATCCTATATTGTTAAATTAATAGAAGGGTCTGGATCAGAGAGTGATTTAATTGGACCCTGGATTACATGGGAGTCATCAGACGGGGACTACATTTTTGGGAAAACCAAAAGAATTAATTTAGAAAATTATATAAATTCATCTGATGAATCAAAATTTATATATGGATCTATTCTTTCTTCTATAAGAATGGCTGGAAAATTTTATTCAAAAAAGAGAGGTATTGATTTAGGAGAGCAGTCTCCAATTTCAATATCTAAATATGACGAGGGAAAGTTTATGGGTCCTCATACTGATGAAAAAACTGGAGCGCATATATCTGGAGTTTTATATTTAAATGATAATTACTCTGGAGGAGAACTAGAATTTCCGAATCAAGAATTTTCAATAAAGCCTGAGGCTGGAAGCATGATTGTTTTTCCATCCATAGGCGAATACATTCATGATCCAAAGCCTGCCTACGGCGGGGAGAGGTACATTTGCCCCGTATTCTGGTATAATTAAAATGTGCCAATTCCTATAAATAGGTTATGGTGAATGTAAATTTAAGTAGTTGATAATATGGCATATTCAGATATAGTGTTGTCAGATCTTCCCTTAGGTTATTGGGGAGGTCCAAGCGTATCTAGAAAAAATTTACTTACCGCCAACCAATATTCTATAGAGTCATCTACTTCTGGATGGACTGCTTTAGACAATACATCTATATCTAGGGTAACCTCTGATTCATGGGCAGGAACAGCAAGTTTGCAAATAGATCCATCCTCTACCTCTGAGGCAGGATTCAAAATTTCTTCTGGATCTAGACCACAATTATCATATGGAATTACTTATACAATGGTAGCCAGAGTGAAAAACACTTCTGGGTCTAGGAAAGCACGAATAAGGATAGAATATTTTACTACTCAAAGTGGGTCTACCTTATCTCAACCAGTAACTTTTGGCCAGGAGTTCGATGTATCTAGTACAGAGTGGACAACCATATATCATACTGAGACTATTCCCACGGGAACATCAACAAACTATTTTGCGTCGTGGGGAGTTGTTACAGATACAGGACTATCTTCAGATCTAATTATATGTGACGGTATTCAGTTTTTTGAGGGACCTCTATATGCAATGTATGATCAACAATATCAAAATGATGCAACCTTAAGATATATTAATTATCAAAAAAGTAAGCCAATTATCTTTAATGGTTCAGAGTCAGTAAGACTTAGCGGGGACGCGATATTAGAAATATCTAATCCATATAAATTATTTATTAATGGATCAGAGGGCAAAAGTGCTTCAATAGATTTCTGGTTTACTTTAGAAAATCCTCCATCATATAGGCATCAGTTATTAAAAATAGGCGCATTTATAAGTTGTTACATAGAGAACGACAAACTATACATAGACTATCTTGGTAGCAGAAGTTTTGTTCAGATAAATAATTGGGACATGCAGCATTACGTTAATGTTGTTTATTCTCAAAAAACCATATTTTTATATGTAGATGAAAATTTATCGACGTTCCTGGACCTTGGATCTAATTTTCAATTTGATAGGGTTATCGAAGGAATTACCCCAACAATAGTAGTTGGGCCAGCATCCAGATCAGTCAATCTTCTTACCAACTCCTCTTTCGAGGATTCAGAATTTGGTTGGCAGGCCACGAATTCTTCTATTGAATACATTACCTCTGATTACTTTTCTGGATCTAAGTGTTTACAAATTACTAAGCAAGCAACATCTAATTCAGGAGTTCAATCAGTAGACTTTTACCCAGTAGTTCCTTATGAGTCATACTATCTTGCAGCGTATGTAAAAATACCTTCATCTAACGAGTCCTCCACCCTGAGTCTTATATGTGAGGAATATGATTCATACGAGTCTGAAAATTTGTTAAAATCAACTACTCAAAATATTGTTTTAAGCAATAATAATTGGCAAAGAGTTAGTTTAGAATTTACTCCAGACATATATACTTCAGTAGTTAGAGTTAAAATTATTCAGCCATCTTCTGGAACAAACGGGCAAAAATTCCTATGCGATGCGCTTCTGCTAGAAAAATCAAATTCTTTATCAACATGGTCAGAAAATCTAAATGATTCAGATCCAATTTTTATTTCAGACATAGGATTTTATTCATACGATATTGGAGATGAGAAAAGATTAAATAGATATTTTTATGGAATATCAGACAACCCAGACGAACTTGCTATAGAGTATGGGGCGGATAGATTTGATATTAATTATTCAAGTAGTCTTTCTGAATCAGAAATAAACATTCTTTCTTCTGAAAATATTTTAAATGCTACTCTAGATAATCTTGCTTATGATCAAACATCACTATTAATGTCTGCCCTATCTACAGAGTCTGTAGTTATTGGAAATGATGGCGGAGAAGCAACACTAAATAAGAATGGAATAAAGTTTTCTGATTCTGCATTTCTACCACTATCTCAGATAGGTGGGTACTTTAATCCTATATC